ACAAAGAGGACGTTACTTTATATATTTATACAGACATGAATTGAACAAATAGTCTGTCCTTCAATTTATACTCCCACGGGGAAGTACACTTCAAAAGAATCACAATGACGTGAACTTCTTTTAAAATTTTCACACAATTCATCGAAGGTCGGAAATGTGCTATCCTCAACCCAAAGATCCCAATGTAGATCTTTGATGAGTTTCTTGAACATTAATGATTTCTCCTCAAATATTTCTCTTCCATAGAAAAAATATTCTCGAAGTGCAGTGGATATAACAGATATACCTTGTGCTTCTTCAGTCACAGATTTAGATCTGTTCCACACCATTAACATTTTTTCTATTGATTTGTGGTCTAAAGGTGCAACCATACACCCCAAACTCTCCTCAAATCTCCATGTTCTTTTAAGAAAAGAAGCATCTTTTATATTTATAAAAGGAACACTTTTAGCTTCTTTATCTGCCATAGTATAACCAATACCCAAACTAGCAAAACAATCAGCTATGGCTGTGTGATTAAACCAACTAGCAGTAGATTTAACTGACATTATGTTATCATCACCATATGTCATAAGACTAACATTTTCCTTAAAATCTTCTAGAGTTGATTTTGGATTTGTTAAATAATACACATAACGCACACGCAAACTATTAACAATACCATTTAAAATCACTGTAAGAGGATTCCCTGATGGATTTGATCCATATAATTGAACTAAATCACCATTATAATCCACAAGAGCAAAAGCCGTATCTTCAGCAATACAGCGGATTATCTGTATATCTTCGTCAGTGTAATTTCCCGATAATTTAAAGAAGAAAATAATTATATCAAAAGCTAATAAAATCTCCTTTGGAGTCATCTTTTTATCAAACATTTCATAATCTCCAGCAACTATATTATCTTCTCCGTTTTTGGTGATATAATCATACATCTCTTGCCATTCCACTGATTGAGCTATCGTTCCAGGAGCAGCTTCAAAAGCTAAACGTTCATTTTGAAGTAAACGTGTGAATGATAATAGATATTTCCTTACTACTATAGTCCAGTCAAATGGGGCACCTGTGAATACACGAGTTTTACCCACACTTGCTTTCTTAAATGAAACAGGTTCATCTTTCAAATGAGCACAAAAATTTGGGTGAGCTTGTTCATTCGCTTTGTACTTGTTGATGATTTCATCTACTCTATCCATAATTTCATCATTAACAATGACAGGGTCTAACATACCATGCGCTGGTGGTATAGTTTCCATAAAATACTTTTTACTCATTTTCCATGGATTACCAGCACTTGTGTTACGATTTATTTTATCTATATAGGCCACCTGCGCCCCATTTATAGCTGTAAAATCATCAAGTATGTGCAACATAGAAGAAATTTTTGTTTCGTCTATGTGTTTAAGTACATCGTTAATATAACCTTGGGCACACATATCCAATATTCCTGTATCTAAA